GTCTCGGTGTCGATACCACCTGTGAACCGCATGTGCGAGAAATCCGGTTGCGGACGTCGTGCCATTAGATAAGCGGCCCTGCTACCTGCGTGGCCGGTAATTGATCCTGTTCAAGCTGACGCGTGAGTTTGTTTTCTCGCGTGCGTCCGTACTCAACAATCTCTGGCGAGTTCTGTTGCTGGCCGTACATCGTAAGCGCAGTATAGACAATGAGTTGATGAAACCGCCTAGGCAATGAAGGTACGTCATCATCTCGTTCGAGCGACTGCGCATCGATCTTGTATTCACCAAAGACTCGATAATCATCACCATCGGGACTCGGGTAAAAATGCAACTGCTCAATCGGATCCACCGAATAGTTGGTCGGATCGCCAGTGACATTGGTAGCAAGTTCACGTGTAGATCGAAACTCCTCCCACGGCAAAGCAGTGAGTTGTCGTCCGCTGTTCAAATGGCGCGGCAACAGCGTCACCAGATCGTAGGGACCAGAATACCAAGTACCAAAACTTTCGCTGATTCTCGGACGTGTGCTCAGGTCCAAGGTGATAAGTTGAGCATTGGATATATAGCCTACGTCATGGGCATCCTCGATAGTGTATATCTCCTGCCCTTCGACCAGATCCAGTGCATAGGTACGACGCATCCATCGCCATTCGTGCCGAGACTGCAATTCAATCCATGCCTCGCGCACCCAATGCACACTCTGACTCAATTCGCCGGACTGATTGATTACCGTAGTCGGTCGTCCTGGTGGTCCAAGGTCCGCCTCACGAACGAACGCTTGTACGAGTTGTAGAAACGTCATCAGCTTTCGGAACTATATATGCCCTTTAGCCAGGCACGACCCTTGTCTGTATCTTGGATGACAGAGAATGGAAAACGATTTATTGATTGACGGGAATAAACCATTCTGTTCAGACCACGATTGTACTGCTCCTCGCTTTCTGTCTGTACGTAACGTGCTTTTTTGCTACGCGCTAGAGCCTGTACGTATCTGCGCGGAAGAGTATACTCCATGCCACACTCCAAAAGCATTGGCTTTCCGTTGACCGAAAGATCAATCGTCGTCTGCGAATATGAAGTGTTCGACTCGTAAGGTGCGGGCGCGATATGAATCTTCACCATCTCGTTAAGAAACGCTTCATCCTCCGCCCATGATTGTGAAGGTGGTTCTATGATCGTCTCGTCACGTTGACGTGCTCTATCAATGTCATCGAGATCGACTGTTTGAGCCGGCATTAAATAATCCTCAGAAGACATCTCAACCTGAGAAGGCTTCATGTGAATCATTATTTCCTTAAGTTCAGAAACTTCTGCTCTAAGGGAACTCAACTCCTCATCCTTCCGTTTAAGCTCCTCATTTTCCTTCTGGTCATTCTGCTCCTTCATAGCAGCCAGTTCCATGCCCATTTCCTGCAACTGCTTCTGCAACTGAGCATTGGTTGTTGTTTTTGTTGCGGTTGTCATCAGTATCCCACTCCCGGGTCTATGTATGAATCAATTAGCACGTTGTCGAACTGGCGCGCAAACTCGTCGTCAGATCGATACGAATAGGGGTTTCTAGCGTCCTCGCTCTGCACGAACGCATCTGCCAGGTTTGGCGATTTAAGTTGCTTCGCCTTCATATCTCGCTTGCTCTCCACCTTCATTTTGCCAGCGCTGGTGTCTCTACCTGGCATCGTTAACTCTGCTTTCAAGTCATTCAGCGCCATACACTTCGAGGAGATAGATATTAAGTTATCCAGCGTTTCCGTGACCACCATGCCCTCTTTAGCACGCTCCATCGCATGATAGGTACTGCGCATCCTGTTTGCTACCTTATCCCATGTCTGCGCACGTCGATTTAAGTAGCGCTCTTTAGTCAGCTTGGAATCACCAGGCAATTTCTTATTCGGTTGTCGAACAGCACCGCTTCCTAGGAAAAGTTGCACGTGCATACTGGGGGACGCATTTTTCATCCACACCTTCATGACCGGCGTGCCCATGCCATCGCCGTCAACTACGAATACGTCAGCACGATAGTCCTCTGCGATCTTGTACGCCCATAGCAAAGCAGTATTGATATCGCCTGTCTTAAGCTCTTCTGCTCGTTCGATCACGTTTCCATGCCGGCAGATAACCGCCTTGGCGTCGCCGACATCGGCAGGGTCAAAAGAACATACACGCAGTCCCTGCGGCTCGAAACCCAGTTTTAAATGTGCGTCCACGCAGGATTGTACCCATATACCCTGCAGGAACGACATAGCGTTCGCCGCGTGCGGGTTGCGATCAATCTCCTGCGCCACAATGTCAGGTGGTAGCTCACGACATTTTTTCTTGTACCATTCTTCGCTCTTACGCGGATCGTCCCGCCAGTCAAAAACGAAGTGCTTACCGGTTCCCTTCCATTCGACGCACTTCTGATAGAACCGATTACCTGCGCCACTGAACGTTGATATGTCGATCTGGCAGTTGGTGTTATCCGACAAAGCTGCCTCTACTGCCATGGAGTTTTGAAGGAACGCCGCCTCATCCACGAAGTAGATAGATGACCTGTCGCCGCGCCCGATGTTATCACCCGCCTCGCCGACGATATTAGCGCCGGTCGCCGGATTCATTAGGCGCATGTGCGAATAGGTGTTTGGCACGTTTTTTCCTTCTACCCAGTCTAAACCATCCGGCCAAAAGATACGAGGCGTATGCTCCAGTGCAAACAGAATCCGCTGAAAGATGCTTTTTTTGGAGTTGGTAAGATCAATATAGGACTCTTTACGAGAACCAAAACCAACCACCTGTCCAGGATTGAAAAGGAAGATACTGAGCGAATACCAAACACATAGCCAGGTAAGACCGCAGTCACGTGACTTTTCCAGAACTCCTCTCTCTTTACCAAGACGTAGTTTTTCAAACCACACCAGACATTCAACCTGCTTCGGAAAAAGCACCATCGGTATTTTCGTGCTACTCGTCACGTTACGAGGCTCGATGGTCATGGCCCAGTCTGCAATGAACTCCCATGGCTTGTTTCGATAGAGTTCAATAGTCTTTCTCAAAAGTTGACCATCGTGTTCCAGGCGTTCCAGAAGCTCAGCACGCTTAACGTAAATCTCTACATCTGGCTCTTTCCAGTCATATTTCAGTTCGGATTTTTGATCAGGATTTTGCTCGGAAGACATACAATTACTTCACCACCTTGAATTGTCCACGATTGACTTTTTTGACGCGTCCTAAATACTTTTTCGACGCTGTCTCCTGGTCGTCATCCTTGGTAATGTCTTCTACATCCACCGACATTTTCTCATGCTCGGTAGCAGGTTTGCGATCCTTGCCGTAGCCGTGCGTGCTTAATAGCAGTCGTGTAATGTTTGTGTTGGACTCTCCCGAGAGACCCATCTGTATCAGTTGAACCTCCTGCTTTGCAAGCATCATGTTGACAGTTTCCTGCAACTCGATCTTGTCGTTGTCAGCAAGCCAACGTTTTAGAGTAGGTTTGGAGATCCCTAGATGAACCGCTAGACCAGCTAGGGTAGGTAAGGTTTGACCGCATTGTTCGTGACCGCCGTTGCAGTAAAACGAAGCATCGGCATCCATTTGCTTCTTGTATTTGGTAACCATCGTTTCGTCCGTGAAATCAAATGATGTTTTTCTATTCTAGCATAAGCACAACGAGAACGAAAACCCTCCAATATTGTTACCTTTTAAAGCATCTTGAGCAAACACTCCGCAAGTTCATGATGGGAAGCCGCCAAAGCATAATCGTTAGCGTCCCAACCAGGTGTTGGCGGCGCCCACCAAGGCAGGTGAGTATTTTCCACCGCACTCAATCCAGCTTCGTCGTTATCCGCCACGATGTACCTGTCTTCGCCCCACATAGCGATTTTCCGCAGGTTGCTTGCCGAAAAAGACACCACAATACCCATTGGACGCTTAAGGATTAGACATGCTTTCCACACTGATAAAGCAGTTGCATAACCTTCTACATAGATACGTCCAGGTGCGTCCAGATCGCCCAGCGTCCAGCTTCCACGTGAAGTCTTGCAGTTTTTGAGAAACTTCTTAGTGCCGTCCGGCGCTATCAATTGCATGGATACAAGAATTCGATTGCAGTAGATAGGCACGCATACGCTGTCCTTGTACACCCTGGCTTTGAGCTTGGGGAAGCCCTTACGCGCCAAGTACGGATGCAGGTTCGGTTCCGAACGAGCTAATATCGCACGAGCCAACGCGCTCTCACGCGAGACCGTGCCAAGCTCAATATCTTCGTCAGAATTGAATTGACTCATCGCACGACGATAACCATTGCTATACGTAGACATGTCCAAACCATTTTCCCTCGCCAGCATAGTAGCGGCGTCCTTAATGGACACACGCTCCATCTTCGCTACAAAGTCGATGACGTCGCCATGAGCTTTGCAACCAAAGCAATAAAAATGCTTGTCGTTCTCCCACCAGTGCAACGAAGGTTTATGGTCATTATTGTGGAACGGACACCGCATCGCTAGCGTCGTCGTGTTTTCTTCTAACGACCCATAGCGACCAAGCACTTGAGCAAGATTCAGACGTTCTTTTAATTCAGCAAACATCGTTGCTCTATTGCTCGTCGAGCAGTGCCTGAGCCTTTTCTTTTTCTATCCGTTTAGCGTACCTAATGTCGCTTGAACGGACCTTATTGCGAAGCGGCGTACTGACCTCGACCTGAGCTATATCGAAACCCCATGCTTTCGGCGGCCATTCGTCATAGATGTGGCGGTACTTCGCCAACATCCATTTCCGCATTTTGTCCGGATCATTCTCAAAACGAGGCTTCTCGGCCGCCAATGCGCCAAGCTCTTGCCAGATCTGTTGCTTGTTTGAAAATTCCTTTTTGACTGCTTTTTGCTTGAAGTCCATCTTTTGCATGCGTCCCGCCACATACTCAACGTCGCGACGCTTAGGACGCTTACGTTCCGCACCACATGAAGGACATATATTTTCCTGCGGTTGGAATACATAACCGCAATCGCAGACGCTCTCTTTTCTCGCTTTCTTACTCTCATCACGCTTGAATTTCTTCTCGAATTCCGATAGACTCCGAACGCCCGACTTAAATAGCTTTTCCAGATTTTCACGAAACCCTGTGAAATTACCTGCATGATCGAATATCACACCATGCTCTTTCCCTGGATATGGACGCATAATGCGACCAAACTTCTGCACCACCGATTTGAAGCTCTTTTTATAAGGTCTTGCATCTACCAGAATCTGCGCGTGTGGCACGTCCGATCCCTTGACCAGCATTTCCGAGTTAATAATCCCAACAATATCCGAGTCGGGATCCTTGAATTTATTGATGATTCTCAGGTTATGCTGTTCAGACAATTTATAGGAAACCTGTTCAAAACGATAGCCTAGGCGGTTCCATTCCTCCATAAGGATAGTGCCACTGTCGACGGTGGCGGAGAACACCAGCGTCTTCGCAGGACCGCCAAAAAGTTCGTGGGTGCGCTTGACCCAGTGTTGCACAATATCGCCAACGATTGGACGGGTGGTGCGTCGCTCAACCTCGGCGCTCGACCATTCCTGCGACTGACTTGGCATCTCTATCGGAACGCCGCTGAAAACTTTGAGAGGCACAAGAAATTCTTTTTTAACCAGCTCGTTGGTCACGATAGGTGAAAGAACCGCGTTGTACACACGTCCCAGTCCTGCAGAAAAAGGCGAAGCAGATAACCCAATCAGACGCGGTTCATACTTCTTAATTTGCTTTACCATATATTCGCGCATGTCATGGCACTCGTCGTCGATGAGGAGGTCATAACCACTAATGTCTAGCTCCCGCTTCTCAAGTGTCTGTTTCGATACCACGGTGATGTTATGCGAACCGTAGGTCGTGTTATCCGCCTGCAGGATATCATGCTTAATACCATACTTGCTTAGGCGTTGTGAAGTCTGATCAACCAGCGAAGTACGATCTACCAGGAACGCAGTACGATGACCCTTTTCCTTCGCAAGCTCCATAATCTTGACCGCAATTTCTGTTTTGCCAGCTCCGGTAGGTAGATAAAGCACAAAACGACGATGCTGGCGCATATAGATACGCGACTGGACCAGAGCTTCGTCCTGATACGGACGGAGTTCTAGCGTCTCCGTCTTGCCAGCCATACCAAGCATTCCCAAGTTAGTAGCGGGTACGTTCATGTTGAAGCTCCTCTATCTGTCTTTGAAGTTTGCGATTTTCTGTTTCGAGTCGAGCTACCTTTTTACGCAGATCACTAATCTCGGTCTTTTGTATGTCGGAACGCGTCTGCAAAGACGCGATCTCCTGTTGTTTCACCTCTAGTTGCGCGATCATGGCACGCTCCCCCTCAGGCGCGTGCACCGTAAACATTTCCACTTTGTCAGCAAGCATCTCAACTTCCTTATGCGCCGCATTCAACTCGTTATGGATCTCTGCGTTAATCCGTTTATGTCTCTCGGAAAGAATCTCGGCTTCGGTCTTCGCACGTCCATCGTCACGAAACTTCACAATACCATCCTTCGTGCGTGTTGATTCCTGCGCCAGAGGTTCCTCACCGCTCATAACCTTTTCATAGCGACCGTCTTTAACGGCCTTCTTGGCACTGCCAATCAAAGATTTTGAGACACCTGCAGCTTTAGCCATCTCCTCACTCGAAATACCTTTGTCAGTTCCCGAAGACGAGGGTCGTCCGGACGCCCTCCATTTACCAAGTTTTGCCATTACCAGAGCACGCTGACTTGCTGTCAGGTGACGTCGTCGTAGGTTATGCGAGACTACATAATCGACTGGGTTCTTATCAAGGAAAGGAACAGACATCACCGGAATACCTAGCCGTTCACATGCACGTGTACGATGCCAACCATCCAGCACCTTATTCTCGTGCATGATGATCGGATTCTTCTGGCCGTTCTCTTTGATATCTCTCACCAGAGCTTCAAATTCGTCATCAGACATAGACGGAAGTACCGCACCGATAGGATGTTGCTCATAGACATGCTTGAGCTTGTGAAGCGGCATAAGAGGTTCGTCTTTATTCATTGTTCAACCTGTTTGCTTGTGGTCGTAGAATCTTAAATCAATCAGCAATTACCGATTGACAGAATTGTTTCTTATAATTACCTTTGTAATTCTAGTAAATCGGATTTAACAATGACCGAAGAAAAATCAGAAGCACCTCAAAAGACCACATACGCGCTGTATGAGGATCGTATGCGCGAACTGCTCACATCAGGCGATCTAACTGATGAGCAGATAAATTCCCTGGCAAAGCTCAAAGACATGGTAGTCGAGGATGTAGCCAAAGAGGCAAAGCGTAAGTTTGACGTAGACATGGCAGCGGTGCAGGCAAAGTGCGCAACGATAAAAGCCAATGCGCGAAATACCTACCACTCATCTAACTTTGCGGATCTGCACCACATCAATGAATCATTTGCGCCTGCCTGGACCAGTCACGGGTTTTCGCTTTCGTTCAACGAAACCGCACGACGCGACGAGGAAGGTTTCAACACGATTGAGCTCACCGTATCTCACATAGGTGGCCATGAACAAAAGTACGTTTGGAGTCCGCGGGTGCTTCCTAAAACCGAGAAAAGCTCCATTGTCCAGGTACAAGCTAGCGGTATCACCTATGCTCGGCGCTATCTGATATCTATGGCGTTTAATATCGGAGTCGATAACGACAATGATGGCAACCCTCCTGCACGATCAAAATCCAAAGCGTCAAACGCAAACGAAGATGATGGCTATATCAAACCTTCACTAGTGGTGGAAATAGTCAATGAGCTAAAAGAATTGGGTGCCGACAAGAAAAAGTTCCTCACAGTATATAAGGTCGAGTCAGTGGGCAAACTCAAAAATTCCGACTACCCAAAAATTCGCAAACAACTAGACCGCAAACGCGCCCAACAACAAGAGGAGGCAAAAAATGCTGGATAGAGAAAACTTGCTCGTATTTGACGAGCTCGAGCAAAACACCGATGAGTGGTACCAGACGCGATCTGGCCTAATTACTGCCAGTGCCATGGATCAGATTCTGACACCGGCCAAGCTGGATTTATCAAAATCACGCGACACCTATTTCAAACATCTAGCCGCTGAACGACTAGTACCTGATTTAGAGCGAGACTTTGAAGGCAACAAGTGGACCCAACGCGGACACAACCTGGAAGCGGATGCAATTACCTACTTTGAGGAGCTACATGACGTAGATGTAACACGAATAGGTTTTATCCGCTTTGAAGACCGAGAGTTTGGTTTTTCTCCGGACGGCATAATCGAAGATAAGTATGTGCTTCAAATTAAGTGCCTTTCCACCGACAAACATCTCTCTTATCTGCTTGGACCGCCAAAGCCGCCCATCGCATACCGCCTACAGGTTCAAACTGAACTGTTCATAAGCAAGTGCGAATCAGAGTATCTAATGCTGTACCATCCTCAGCTTCCCTCGATCGTCTACAAAATCGAGCCTGACCTGGACGTGCATCAGAAAATCGACGTTGCGGTCGCACAAGCCGAAGCTGAAATAGACCAGTACTACAAGCGCCTAATGGAACTGCAGGGGAAGAAATAATGGCAACATTAAGGAAGTGGCTCACAGAGAAAGGTTTTGATTTCAAGACGGGTGCAATTGTTTTTGAGGATGTACGTAGTGATAGTCATCCTAACAATACCATCGATTTTTACACAAGCTCAGTTAAATCCCGTATCGACTCGGATCATCCGATCTTAGATCACGAATTTAATGATGGATATGGCTCTGCACAATGCCCTAGAATCGTGGCACGAAGCGGTGATTTTCTGTTTTTCCCAGTGCAATACGATGGCGCTACGTGGCTAACAAAGGTCAATGTCAATCCTGAGTACTATCTGGATCCAGATATACCTACACCGTACCCGGGCGGAGGCTAGAGAATGAGTAATAGATATAGACAGAGCCTATTCATATACACTGACAGAGATACGCAATTCGCAACGTTTGACCCAGATACTCGCAAAGCT